AAGGTTGTAAGTCCTGTACCGCCCGCTGCAACAGGCAAAGTACCCGCAGCCAGAGCAGAAGCACTTGTCGAATACAGCGCGTTGTTGGCCCCGGTAAAGGTAGTTAAGCCTGTACCGCCGTAGCCTGATGCAATAGTTCCGCCATTCCATGTGGCGTTAGTTATTGTCGCTGTACCAAAATCTGCGGCAGCGGTATTGAAGTTATAAGTTCCGGGCAGGAAAGAATAGATGCCCCAAGTACCCGAAGCAGTGGCAATACTTGTCGCACCTAACTGAGAAGCGCCACCAGACGGAATTGTTTCAATCGTTGCACTACCATTGTTTGTAATGGTTAAAGTACCCGAAGAGCTGTTTACAAAAATAAAACTATGCCCAAGCTGCAAGGTTGTAGCGTCAGGTAGCTGGAATGTGTGCGTGGTAGAGCCAACTAAAATCTGAGTTCTTGAAGAGGCTACGGTTAAAACCGTTGTACCACCAGATGCCGTTGTTGCCGTTGTGCCCGGTATGAAGTTATTAAATGTGACGTTGGCGCTTGCGTCTCTTAATACAACCGAGTTGGCACCAGAAGAAGCAGTTACGCCTGTGCCACCATAAGCCACGGCTACAGTAGAGCCTTGCCAAGTACCAGAAGATACCGTACCCAAAGCACTGACGTTGTTAGACCCGTCTAAATTGACAGACTTACTAGATGGGTAGGTGACAAATACGTTGACCGTTCCTGTGAACGTAACCGCTGATCCGGAGTTGCTGGAAGACAGAATGGTCGTGCGCGTGAGCGTCGGGCCAGTAGTTGAATACGTACCAACCCCCACCTCCCAGTTACCCGTAGCGTCAAATGCTGAGTAATAGGTGGTGTTTCCATTGCCAACCACGGCAAAAGACTGGAAGCCCGTGACCGAGCCAGTAAGCGTGAAACTTACTGTGGTGTTGGCTGTGCCAGTCTGCTGTACCCGATCATTAAGGGCAAGAGCCATTTAAGACTCCTTAAGAAGTCGCAGTAGTCGAGTAAGTAACAGTTACGGTATCGCCAGAAGTAACAGTCTTAGCAGTAGAAAAGTTGCCTTCTGAGTACAAAGTACCTGCTGTGCTAGAGATTGTGCTGACTGCGCCAGAACCTGTTACCAAGAAACAGCCATAAACCGTAGCAGAACCTGTCATGGTGTACGTAATCGCTGTAGCCGTTGAGGTGGTTACGTTCGATGGAGTTGTACCAGACGAAGTGGATGCTGCAAATACCGCTGTACCGCGCACTGCTGAACCGCCCACGGTATAGGTGGTCAACTCAGTCCATGTCTTAGAAGACATAGTGTCTGCGGCAGCAAATGTGGTGCTGTTGTTAATCAGACCTAAGAATGGGCCAACAGTGGTGTATGTTCCAGATGTGCGTAGCAGGGTGTCCAACAACAACTGTTTGCCTACGGCCACAACCAGATTGGGGAACTCTTCGTTCCACTTGAGGTTACCGTCTGCATCGCGGCACTCTACATGGTAGTGGCCGTCAATACCCATACCTTCTGGGATAGATGCGTTAGCTTGCAATGTGGCTACAGCGTGATCGCCAAAACCGGATTGTTCTTTATGCATGATTGCTCCTTAAGCGAGTCGAATGATTGCAGACGTGTTAGTGGCTGCTGGGAATTGTACGGTAAATGTACTCGTAGAGGTCTTATCTGAACCAAAATCTAGTACGCATACTGCGGGGTTTGTGGTGCCATTGGCTAAATAAATCAAAGCACCTCTGGCAGTTATAGAACCAGTCCATGCGGCGTTTGAAAAAGAGATATAGGCAGTTGTTCCGCCGGTTGCACCAACAGTGGGAACTTGAGAGATGGTCAAAGCCTGACCGCCTGCAACATAGTTTCCACCTGAAGTCTCGCCCGTGCTTGTGTATGCGGTAGTAGTTTGATCCAATGTAGCGGCATTGGTGTACAAGGCAATCTTGTACGTTTGAGAACCATCAAAATCAAACACCCCATCAAGCAAGCCAACCTTGAATGTATTGGTAGTCCAATTTCCCGTAAACGGCATTATCTAACCCCCGAATTTTGAGGTAGAGGCGCTTCACGGTACTGGCCACTGCGATACGCATCGCTGCGCTCAAGTCCATCACCCAAACGCTTAGCCAAGGCCAGTGCTTCTTTGTACTTGGTATCGTACAAAACAATTAAATCTTGTTCGCCCTTCATGTAGGTGTACGCTTCAACCAGAGAACCATACAAGAGGACGGTATCAAAGTTATCCCCCAGCCACGTAGTACTAGCTGTAGTGATTGAAGTTGGATAGTAGTAATAGTGCAACTCCACAGAATAGGAGGCATCGGGCGTTGGGCCAACAATGAACGACAACTCGTTGGTGATTGTGCTGGTGTTGACTGTCGGGCCGAACAGGGCGTAGTACTTAGGGATGCCAACGTCTGTGGTCGGGTTAGGGTAAGACTGCCGGATGAAGTTCACATCCTTGTTCAACAAATATTCGTAGTTGCCACTGGCGTCAATGACTGCCAAAGAGTAAGTAGACAAAAAGTCTTCTGGGCAAGACAAATATTTGTTTGCAGAGGTGACGCTACCCGTCACGTTTTTACGCAACGAAGGGAACTGAACCGAGTTGTAGATGCGCTGTTCCGCCTGCGCGATAATTGTATTTATCGAGGTGGTATCAAACTGATTTTGGGTGTAATCAGTTATAGCGGCTACAAGCTGCGTATAGTTCACGCCATCGGCCCCCGAGCCATTACGCCTTTAGTGGCTGCGCCAGTACCACGGATTTTAATGCCGGAGGTTTTAGGAGCGGGATAGTCATCGCGGCTGATGTTTCCAACAGACATATTGACATCGTTGGCCTTCATGCGGTTGCCACCGTCATAGCCGCTGTTCTTGATGTCCACACCAGACTTACCGTCCATGGTATGGGGCTCAGCATAGACTTCAGCTTGGCCGACTTCTTTGCCGCCAACCTTTTTGCTAAATTTAGCCATATCAACCGCCTTTTTTGTAGGTGAAAGAAGACTTCTTCTGATTGGCAACCTTAGCCAAACCACGACCCAACTGCTTCATTTGCAAGTTGGTCTTGCCGCCTTTAGCCAGCTTAGTCATAGGCTTGCCGGGATGCATGTGTTTTTCGTGCTTATGCACGGCACCAGCAATCATTTTCTTGTCCTGTTTTAAATCCATTTTGTCCATATTAGACTCCTAAGTTACGCTTACCGTTACTGTACCAAGTTCTACAGCTAGAACCAAGTTATTTGGCGTTAGATCAGTATCAAAATTCCTAGCTCCGCCAACCGGGTTCCACCCCCACTGAAAAATCCTGCTACCTGCTTCTGGATAACCGAAGCCATTTGGGGACACACTATTAGTCAACAAAATCTGCAACCCGTTCTGGCCCGAAACTTGGTAGCTCACATCAGGACGTGGCTCACGCACAGCTTGCGGATCGTTAACTGGGTACATGCCCAACTGCAACTGTGGATGATCTGGATCCCAACACGCACGACAAACTTTAATTTTGAAAGGTCTTGTCTTAACCGTCTGAGTGCGCAACTCCTTAAGCATGTAACGCCCAGCACACCTATCACATTCCGCAATCGCATGTTTGCCTGACGCAAAACGATTAGGCATAGAACATGTTCCTTGGCACAAACCGCAAAGGAGATGTATCTCGGTCTTCCGCAGCGGCCAAATCCCACTGCTGCTCATATTCCATTTTTAATCCGATAACCCGCTGCTGATCCACATTGGGCAACTTGGTGCTCAACTGATAAGCCAGCCCAGCCACCATACAAGGGATAAAGCGGAATGGGATATCTTGAACCGTCACGCCGGAACCAGCATCCTGAATGCGCCGCATACGGTAGTACACAAACATGTACTGGTCACCCGGTGCGTTGGGCGTTGGCCAGACGTTGATGGCCGGAAGGTTCTGAACCGTGATAGCCGCACCCGAAGTGTGCGCGGCTGCCGTTGTGTTGTTTTGCCCGCGAGCGCAATTAAGCAACTGGTTGTTTACAGGGTCTACGTTAGGGTAGCTGATAGTTTCGCTACCAATTTTGATAAAACCGGCAGTCGTCAGATTGGCCACAGACGAAACGGTGATGGTCGTGGCAGTACTGGAAATGGTTGCAGCCAATGTGGCTGTGCTCAGGTTTTCTTGCCCAGATTGACGGTTGAACCAAACTTGAATAGGACGCCCCTGAGCTAATTTGTTTGGCAAGCTCATATAGGTAGGCTCTGCAATCCGGCTGATGTTGATATCAATCTGATTGCTTGTACCGTTGTTCTGACGGATCACAGTGTCTAACAAATCAATCGTATCTACGGGCACTGGATAGATGGCTTGCCCAGTCACCATGGGAATCTGCCCCTGCTCAACCGTCCAAAAGTTGATACCCCGATTTGCCCACTCGATGGTCAGGATGTTTAAAGACCTGCGGGCCGTGCGAAAGTTATAGCCTGTACGCAACTCCTGACCGCAACGCTCAAACGCCTCCTCAATGAGGTCGTTCATGTCGAGATTAAAGACTGAGGTTCCGGTGGTCGATGCCATGATTACTTCATTTTCTTAAGCGTTTGCGCCAGACGAGCACGTTGGCCCAGTTTGCCGGGAGCTTTAGCGGCATTAGCCAACTTTTTTGGAGGAATAGGATTCTTCGGATTGATCTTAAGCTGCTTCTTCAAAGCACCGGGCTTTTTAATTGCATCTTGAATCCAATTTTTAGCAGAACCGCCTTTTTTCATGGTTTCTACGCCACGACCTTTAAGGATGTCCGCTTGGGTAACTTTGCCATCACCCGTTAAATCAGGAAACTTTGCCATTATCGGAACCTCGCTGTTTTCTTTGCTATCGTTTTGGGTTGGGCTACGAATTGTTTTCCGGCAGCTTTTCCTGCCCGCTTGGCTTTGGTCGTTGCAGCGTACTCAGCAGGGCTGAGACTTTTGATCGCAGCTTCTGGAAGATATCGCTCACCTGTTTTACTAGACGGCTTTCCACTCTTGGTTCTCCATTTCTGGTCACCCCAATCCTTTAAGGATTTTTGAGGTGCTTTCAATCTCGGTAGCCCCCGCCAGCAGCTTTGTACTTCTTAGCCACAAGCTGTGCTTTACGTGCCGACCATTGCCCTGCGCCAGTGCCGTGAGTTGCCGCTGCCTTTACCTGCGACACAATCCGCTTGCGCAGACTGGGTTTGGTGTAGTTACCGGCAGCATTAACCTTGCCACCCTCTTTGTATTGAGTGAAATCAGTGTCATCCCGACGAGGCTTCTTAGCCCCGCTCGGCATTTTGCTGGCGCGAATTGCGCCCATATCACGGGATGCCATCATAATTTAACGGGCGTAAACGCC